TTTTTAGTCCTGCGCCAGCTCTCCAAGCCAGCGAATCTGAGGATCATAAGGTCCGAAGACAGGCCCCTATGGAGTGCCCCTCGCTACCGGGTCACCGAGCGCCAGTTGCGGTTCAATGGCACGCACAAGAAACTCAGCACCGTTTGGATTCAGATGTGACGTGTCGAGAAAGAAGGAATAACCGCTGTCCGGTGCGCGCATCAAGCACCCCTCCGCGTTGCAAAGTTCATTCACGAGAGAGACGTACTCGGCCCCCGCCTTGACAGCTATCTGGCGCGTAATCTCTTCAGTTCGGTGCGTCCGACGAAACTCCTGATCGTGGCGTTCGCCCCACCCCTCGTAGTGGCCATACTTTAAGTAATCCAACCGAGGGGATGGCACCCGGTGCAATGGGTCGAGTCGCCAGTGACGGAGAACGATTCGGCTTGGAGGGAAATTCCAGATGAGCCCTGGCCCCAGCACCACAACCCGAGGCACCCCGGAATCCTTCAGAGCGGCGATGGTGCCGTGGAGGTGATCTGCCTCATAGATTTGCCAGTTGGCCGCGAGAACGACGACTGCGGGCTTCAACTGCCGAATCGCTGCAATCGCCTTTTTGTTCGTCCCCGGGCATGCGGGCCGATAGCTCGCTGGTCGCCCCAGCAGTGGAGGACATCCTGAAGCTGTGAACTGCGCCAGCCTGAAGGCACTCGTTTTTTGCTCCAATGCACGAAACCCTGGAAACATGGCAGCGGCGGTCGAGTCCCCCCAAATCGCCACCAACGGCCGATGGCCTTCGTCAATGCACTCGGGGGCAAAGTCAGTAGGACCTTCGCCAAACTCCAGGAAGCACGTCTTCCATCGCATCGCTTTGTGGAACCCTGGCAAGTCGTAGCGCGTGGCGTATTGAATGACATCCGGATAGCGACTTGGCGCACCCTCTGCCTTGTAGATCGCAGCAGCCGAACAGGCGATCAGTAGCATCACCGCTCCCAAGCCATAGGCCTTCAGGCGACCGCCTGGTCCGAAGCGCAATGGCTTCTCGACGAATTGATATGTGAGCCATGCGAGCACCACGCTGGTCAAGAGAAGCGCGCTGCGCTCCTGGGGTCCCGTCATCAGCTCAGGCATCAGTTCTCGGCCGAACGTTAGCAGCGGCCAGTGCCAGAGATATAGGGGAAAACTGATCAGCCCAATGCCCACCATCAACCGGTTTGAAAGAAGATGGCGATTGAGCGCTGCATTTGGACCGGCCCATATTGCAAGGCACGTCCCTACCACCGGCAGGAGCGCCCACCAGCCAGGGAAGGAGCGCGAAGAATCCAGAAGCACAGCCGCTGCAACGATGAGGGCGATGCCGGCAACGGATGCTCCATTGCGCACCACGCCCTGTGCAGCATGGCTGCTGCTCAAGGGCATGAATGCCATAGCCGCCCCCAGCAACAACTCCCACGCGCGCGCCGCAGGTGAATAGAAGGCCGCAGTGGGATGCTCACCGACGCCGAGAATGTTCACGGCAAACGATGCAAGCGCTGTGACGCCGATGAGCAACAACGGCCGTACTCGCTTCCGCATACCGAGCCACATCAATAGCGGCCACACGATGTAGAACTGCTCCTCGATGCCCAACGACCATAGATGCAGCAGCGGCTTCGTTTCAGAAGCCGCATCGAAGTAGCCCGCCTCCTGCCAAAGGAACAGGTTAGACGAAAAGGTCGCGCCGCCAACGATGTGCTTTGCCAACTGCCTCAGATCCTCTGCCACCAGCGTCTGCCAACCAACGGCCAAGCACACCGAGAGCACCACAGCAAGCGCTGGGAATATGCGGCGAATTCGCCGCCTGTAGAAGTCGGCAATGCTGAACGTACCCTGCTCCTGAGTCGTTGCAATGACCTTGGTGATCAGGAATCCTGAGATCACGAAGAAGACGTCTACGCCAACAAAGCCACCCGTCAGCTCTTGCGGATACGCATGAAACAGCAGCACGGAAACGACGGCCACGGCACGTAGACCATCGATATCGCGGCGGTACTTGATGTGGCTTGCACTAGCTGTCTCGGCGACAGCCACGTTTATCGCGGTCGGGGGCATGTTCCTCTCCGTTCTTCTTTTGGCGCTCTTGGGCGCAAATCTCCACTCTCCCCCTTTGTGTCATAGAACTGCCCAACGCACCAATAAGGGGAACAACCCATCCAACCGAAGCTCAGCACGCAATCAATATGAAAGTACTAGATTTCGCCGGCAGAATCGTCATCGCTGGGTCGAGTTGGCGTAGCGTTCGCAGGTGATGCCAGCGGCGCGGGCAGCGTCAGCAAACTGCCCCAGCTCTCGAAGAGTCGTTCCACTCCGGCCGAGCAAGTCGGCGAGCAAATTGAGGGCGGATTCGGCTGGCGCCCTTCCGCCGGTAATGGTGGGCGTTGCGGTGGCTGCACGAACGGCGGTGCGATAGGCGGCAAGTTGGTCGCGCAGCCGGCGCTCGCCAGCAGCAGCGGTAGCAGCGTCAGCACGGGCAACAGCAATTTGGTGTTGGCCATCTTGAATTACTCCATCGACGCGAGAGCGCCAGGTCTGTTCGGTGTTGCGGGCCGCGCGCTCGGCCAGACGGGCGGATTCGGCGGCGGTGGCGCGGAGGTTCGCTATTTCCTCGCGAGCGGCGGAAGCGTCAGCGCGTGCGGCGGCCGCGCGTGTGCGCTCGATGCCGGCGGTCGCCAGTGCCGCCACGAGCCCCAGGCCCATCGCCCAGAGCAGCGGGGTTTTCAAGTTCGGCAGGATCACGGCGCCCCCAGGAAGGCGCGCACGCGGCGGTGGTTGCCGTCCCACTTCTTGCGCAGGGCGGCCCGCTCGGCAGGCGTGCCGCGCGCGTAAGCGCCCGGGCGCCAGGCGTGCAGGTACAGGTCCCACGCCGAATCCTCGTCCGTCACGCGCGGCAGCGGGCCCGGCTCGGTCCACAGCAGCAGCCTGGCCAGGATCGCTGCCAGCACGTCGTCGTTCTCGATGGCTGTCCAGATCGCCCAGGACGTGAAGGCCACCTTGCGCTCCGCGCACGCCGCGCGCACGAGCTCTTTGCTGGCCGGGTGGGTCATGGTGCCCGTGACCATGCCGCCGCCCTGCTCGCCCTGCCAAAACGACCGCGCCGGGCCCTTCTTGGTGGGATCGTTGAGCACCTGCCACCGATGCTCGAACCGCGACTCCTGCAGGCCGATGGTCAGCAGCTCCTGCCGGGCCTCCAGGCTGTTCATCTTGGCGGGCAGCCACGCCAGAGCGGGATCGATGGCGGTACGGGTGATTTCGTCGAGGGTCATTGGTGGATCTCCGGGAAGTCAGAAAGCGGCGCCGGCGCGGTGGCCGTGGCCGGCGGCCGGTCACGACGCCATGCGTGACCGCTGAACAGCAGGCCGAGCAGCAGCGCGGCGGCGATGGCCAGCGAGCCCCACTGCGGCCACTCGTTCCACCACGGCTGCAGCGCCGAGGCGAAGGCGCCGCCGATGTAGCCGGCGTACTCGCTCTGCACCCGCACGAGGACGGTGCCCTGCATGGTGTTGAGGCGACAGATGGAGATGAACACGATGCCGGCGCACAGGCCGGCGTTCACCAGGGCGAACAGGTACAGCTCGTTCATGGCAGATCCTTCCCATCCTTCGGGCCCGGCCGCGCGAGGTCCATGAGGACATAGAGCATCTGCACCGCCTTGGCGAGCAGCCGCGGCCACCCGTCGCCGATGAAGCCGATGAGCAGCGCGATCGGCGCGAGCAGCACGCGTGGCGAGAGGTCGGGCCGGTAGGCGCTCACGGCGGCCGCAAGGCCGACGGTCAGCAGCACCGCCAGCCCCACCACGCGCGTGAAGAACCACAGCGCCCGGCCGCGGGTCGACTTTTCGCGCCGCGCCAGCGCGAACGATGCGCCGATGGCCGAGGCCACCACGATCACCAGGTAGGGGCCGACCGCTTCGGCCACCGCGCGCGAGAACACGGCGGCGGCGATCAGGACGGCCAGCGCAACGATGTCGGTCAGGGGTTGTTGGTTCATCGTGGCCCTACTCCGGCAGTTGGAGCACCGGCAGCATGGCCAGCAGCTCTTCCCAGGTCGGCTCGGAGATCGCGCCGGCCTCGAACTGCGCCAGCACCTCGTAGCACCTGGCGTTGACCGCATCCATCCAGATCGCGAAGGCCATGCCCTCCTCGTGGAAGGGCCCGGGGTAGCCGGCGCGTAGCGCGGCGGTGTGGATGCTGTCGTAGCGCCGCTCCCCAGCCGCGGCATTCATGTGCGCGTTGACTGCGATATGCAGCGCCTCGATGCGTTGCTCGAGCGTCAACTCGGGCTGCGGGGATTGCGTGTCTTCTTCCATCGTGGACCTCGCTTCCGACTCATCCGCTAACGCTCGCGGCGATGCCGGAGCCAGCCAGGAATGAGCCCGTGCCCGAATTCACCCAGCCCATCGCCGTCAGCGTGTGCCTACCTTCGGTCGCCACCTCAATCGGGTAGGTCTGCGTAAAGCTGGAATAGCCGTTGTTGACCGCTGCTTGCCCGTAGGAAGACGGCGTGCTGAAGGAGGAGTTCGAGTCGAGCCAAATGCTGATGAAATTCACCGCCGCTGCGGTGTTGTTCTGCATGCCGCCAGCGAGACTCGCGCTGATGGTCTCGTTTCCCCAGGACAGGAACCCGACGGAGGTAAGCGGCTGCGCTGTCGTCAGATTCACCGTAAGCGTGCTGGCCAGCGTCGTGCTGGTCTTGACCAGTCGGCGGTTGAACCAGCTGAGAACGTAGCGGGCCCCGGCCGTGTTCACCCACGCGCCGGCTGTGAGGGTTCCAGCCTTCCCCACCAGCGTGCGGGTCGCATCGGTGGACTTCACTCGCACGCCATAGGAGCCGAGCACATGGCTTGCGGTGTCGCGCTCCAGCGCCACCGCGGAGCCGGTCCAGTAGGCGTAGATGTTGTAGTCCGTGCTCGCGGCCGTACCCGTGGGCGCGAGGGTCACACCGGCATTCGGGATCGGCCGGTTGAAGCCGTCGATGCAGATCAGGTTGCCGTCGCGGGGCAGCAGGACGAGGTTTGCACCGGACGTAGTCAGCTCGCACTGGCCGACGGCCGGGATGCCGAGACCATCGCGAGCCTCGCGCTGGTCACCAGTAGCGCCCAAGAGCGCCTTCACGTAGTCGTAGAACTTGCCGATACCGCCCTTGAAAACCCCGGTCGATGGGTTCGGGTAGGTATCGACGAGCTCGGTTCTGGCCGGAGGTAGTGCCATGGTGCGGTCCTTTCTGGGACGAAAAAAAGCCCACACGCGGCGGGCTCTGGATTGCGAAGGGTTGCGGGCTAGTAGCCCTGAATCACGATGTCGGCAGTGGCGCCGCCGACGGAAGAGTGAGCGGAGTTGAAGGCGCGAATCTTTGGCGCCAGCGGGTTCGACTTGTCGATCTCGACCGTCACCGCGCCGCTGCCGTTGGCCTGCAGCGTCGCCGTGATCGCCTTGATGTTGGTGAAAGGCTTCGAGTACGGGATGACGGTCCCGCCGGCTGCGACAGCCACATCGGCCAGCGCTTCCCGCATATCCGGCGCATCGACCGTCACCACCAACCCCTGCAGGATGCCGCGCGTGGAGCCGGCGCCCAGGGTCACTCGGAATTGATAGGCGTCGTTCGCGACCACCAGCTGGCCAGGCCACGGCATCCAGACGCCCGGCGGCGCATAGAACGGCGTGCTGCTGTCGCTGCTGTAGAACGAAGCGGTATCCGGCCCGTAGAAGGACCCGGGCCCGGAAAGCCGGTACTCGATGCGGAGGTCGATCCCCTGCGCCTGCGCCTCCACGGTCATCACGGAACCGGCGAGCGCCGAGTTCACCGAGATCTGCGGCGTAACGTAGACCAGCTGCTCGTAGGTGCCGGTGCCATAGAAAGGCTCGGTGTCGCCCTTGTAGAAGCTCTGGTCATCGGTGCCATAGAACGAATCGAGCGCATTGGCGGTCGGGTCGCCGGCGACGATGCTCCAGCCGCTCGACTCACCGGCATCGTAGGGCCATCCCAGGGCGTCGAAATCCCACTGTTCGAGGATGTTGGCGATGGGCGCGTCGCCCAGGTTCATCACGATATTCGCCGTGGCTTGCGACTGGTTGCCGCTCGTGTCCTGCGCCTTGCCCATGATCGTCACCACGCCGCCGGGGCGTGTGATCAGGTCATACGGGCTTTCGGTGATCAGGCCGGTGTGCAGCGGCGCCGCGGAGTTCCAGTCCAGGTTATTGCCGTAGTGGAAGCGGAACACGTAGCCCGCCAGGTCGGGGACTCGCCGAGGCAGGCCGAAGGTGAGCACGCTGCCGGCGATCGTCAGGTTCTCGACGTCGGGCGGCGGCTCGGTCTTGCCGATCACGGTATGCGCGACCTGCGTGCTCCAGTCGCTGGCGGCGATGGTGTTCGACGTGCGCGCGATGATCAGGATCACGTCGAGGTCGTTCACCCCGGTCAGCCGCGCCTCGGTGGCATCGCCCGGCACAGTGACACTACGCCATCCGCCGTCGGGAAGCACGCGATACCGGACTTCCACGGTGCCGCCGTTGACAACAGAGGCATCCTGAATCGGTTCCCAGGTCACGAGCACGCTGTTCAAGACCGTGCCATCGTTCTGCACGATGAGCTGACCCTCGCCGCTGTCCACCGACTGAATTTGCGGCGGGTGGATGTCCCAGGGCTTGGGCAGCCCGGTATTCGGTGCATAGCCGCCGGGCAGGAAGGCATAGCCCCACTGGAAGATTGCAGCCGACGTTTCCTTCAGCGTCAGCATGACCCCTTCACTGGGCGAGAAGGTCCGGTCCTGAATCAGGAACTCTTTCCCGAACCAGCCGAAATGCGGAAGCGTGAGCCGCACGGTGTCGAAGATTTCCAGAGGCCACGCGCGCAGCTTGAATGGCAAGGTCACCGTGAGCGGGTCCCGCGCGTCGCGCAGCAGGATGCCCGCAATGTGGTACGCCTGCGCAGCGTAGAAGACCCCGGGCATGGACACTTCCATCGAGAGCTCTGCCTTGTCAACAGCGACCAGGGCGTCGGCGCGGAACGGCGTGATCGGCGTCTCGATGTAGTTCGCGGCCTGATCCCAGATCCGGATCGCGACGGTGTTCACCTTCTCGTTGCGGGGCTGGTGCGGGCTGATCGAAATGCCACTTTGCGAGACGGAGCCGCCGTTCGAGGTCTGCACCACAGCGAGGTCGAAATCAGCCAGCTCCATGACCGGCAGCTGATAGACACCAGCCCGGACAAACAGTTCGCCCGCGGCATAGGCCCACTTCCCGGCCATGGCCTGCGCCAGATCGTCGAGCACGTCGCGCGCGGGCGAGCCTTCGACGTAGACGCCGGCCGACCGGAACATGGCGACCTCTTCCGTGCCGGTGTAGTTGATGGCCGTCTCGCAGGCGTTCGCCGCCGCGATGATCCGCGCATCCTCGCTGGCGCTCATGCTCGTGCGCTTGCCGAATCGAGGGTGCATCTCGACGTGGCGCATCATGAGCGCCGGGTTCTCGCTGAAGCGCGTGACGCCGTCGCGCGGGTCGTACAGCTTCGCGCCGCGGATTCGCGCCGTTACGGTCGGGATGCCGGACGGGAGGGCTCCATCGTTGTAGGCAAACTGGCAGACCAGATACGCAATGCCGCGTGCACGGTGGGCCGGAGTCCAGACCCCAGGCAGCATCGCGACCAGTTCGCCATCGGCCTCCTGATCCGGAGAGCCGTAGTGCTGGAGGATGCGCACGAACGAATTGAACCCCGAATACTGGTAGTAGACCGTGAAGTACCAACCCGGAAGCGGGTTGATGATCGTCACAGTTCGGCCGTTGACGCTGCACTCGACCTCATGCTGACCCAGCAGGCCAGGGTATCTTTCCACCGCGGACACGGACCCGGCGATCGGGTCGAAATCGAGCTCGATGGTGGTGGAGAACGAGGTTTTCTCGACACTGATGTTCGCCGGCCGACCGTAGGGTGCGGTGATCACCTGCCCGAGCCCATTCACCTCCACCGGCTGGTCGTTCAGGTAGATTTGCTCGATGCCGTCGATCTCGTGCTCGGCCAGGGCCACGCACATGATGAACAGCTCCTTGTACTGGCCCACGCTGGTCTTGAAGAAGCAATGGCCGCCCACGCGCGTGCGCCCGAGCACCAGCCGGCGCTGCACCACCGTTCCCTGCATGTTGACCAGCCGATCGACCTGCGCGGCATCGAACTGGGCTTTCGCGGTCCGCTCGGCCTTGCGCTTCTGGTAGCTGCTCAGTGCCATCGTGCCGACGAACGTGATCGCATACGAAGCAACCAAGATGCCGACAGTCACAGTGGTTTCGAGAACCGCCGCAATGCCCACGGCAATTGCTTGTGGCATCAAGTTCTCCAAGCTGCGACCGCAGCAGTCATGGGCAGCGCGACCGCGCCGTCAGGTCCTGGCGCCACGACGTTGACGCCGTTGCACACCCCGACCAGTTCGACACCTTCGTTCAGCACCAGCACGACATCGCCGACGGCTGCCATGCGCACAGGGATCTCGTCTCCCAGAAATGACGACACCAGCCCTCGTAGGCCACCAGCGGCAGCGATCAGGCGCAGCGCGCCGAACTCGCTGTCATAGGCAGGCGCATTGGCCATTGGGTTCTCGCCCGTGAGTGCTTCAACCGCCGCCGCAGCGAAAGTGCAGCAGTCGTTCGAGCCCCAGGAAAAGGGCATGCTTGCGCGCGCCTTGCCGAACTCGGCGAAGCGCTGCTGCCAGTCTTTCAGTCTCATCGGCCCACCGCCATGAAGTACTGTTTGGTCGGCCAGACGACCGGAACACCGCTCTGCGAGACGATGTACTCGAAGGCCCGGTCACCCGGGTAGAGCAGTTGCTGATCAGCGTCGCTGGTCGTCAGCGAGTTCCCGCGCAGCAGATCGACGGCCGAGCTCTCCGCGGTCACGGTGATAGTGCAGTTCTGAGAGTCGGCAGCGATCGGCATCGTGTCGAGATACCCATCCCAATCGACTACGGCGTCGATGACGTTGCCGTCCGCGCCGATCAGCGCGAGGCGGATGATCAGCCGCACGCCCTGCACGACGGTGGCATCGGACAGCGCCAGCGCAAGCAGCTCCGAGGTGGCGCCAGACATGGATAGCTGCAGGCCTTGGACCTCGCTGCCCGCGGAGTCCTTGATCTTCCCTATCTCGCCCAGGCCGGCCGCGCCCTTGTAGGTGAGCCCCCCGAAATCGATGTCACGGTTCATCGAGTTGAGCGCGATCGTGCCCGTCGGGAAGTACATGGCGACCAACTGCGCCACCGTCGGCGCGGGGCCGGCAAGTGCTGCCGCGAAAGCGGGAGATACCGACTTCACTGGATCGCCTCCACGAAGTCGAACGACACCGAGGGCGCGTATCCAGGGATGTACTGCACAGCAGAATCCGAGACGAGACGAAACGGCGCCGTCGGCCTGTCCCAGATCACCGGTAGGCCTGCGTTGATGTACTTGCGAAAGCGGTTGACGAACGTGACCATCATCACGCCCGAGCCATTCGCCACAGCGTCGTCACGCACCTGCAGCAGCAGGCCTGCCACGCCCAGCATGTCTCCGGCCTTCAGCGTCGCGCCGGGAGTGGTGCCGATGATCATGCTGTCGGTGCCAGCAAACGCGCCGTTCGTGACCGGCGAACCGCGCATCGTGCCTTGCGGCACCTTGCGAACGTAGTGGTACAGCTGCACAGTGTTCGTCATGCCTCGCAGCGAAGCAATGAACGCCTCCACGATAGCGGCGTCCTTGAACTTCTTGTTCGGCAGCGACAGGTAGACCATCCAGCGATCGTTCCCCATGTCCACCACCTGCTCGCTGCCGCCGTAGGGCGATGCGAACACCCGCTGGTTCGTCTGCATGCGGAGCGTGAACATGTTCGGCCGGAAGCCGGCCGGGAGCACGATGTCGCTCATCCCGCGAACCTCCCCGCGTAGCTCTGGCTCCGCGCGGCCGCCGATGCGGATTGCACCTGCGCGGCGGCAATCGCCTGCTGCACCTTGCTCATGGTGGGCACGTCGCCGACCGTGAAGTTGTTGATGGTGGTCCCGCCGCCTCCCATGCGGCCGAGTTCGTGGTTCGGGATGATCTTGCCGGCGGTGTTCGGCCTGAATACCTCCGGCCCTCGCTCGCCCACCAGGTACGCACCGCCGCCAGCGACAGGGCCGCCGCTGGCCCGAGCACCATCCAGTAGTCCCAGATCCACACCGCCTACGCTTCCCCACCCTGACACGCCGGCGGTCACGGCGCCTGAGGCTTGCGCGCCAGCCGCCATCCAGCCACCACCGAAGCCGCCCATGTTGAGAGCCTGGCTGACCAGACCTGCCAGCGGCCCGGTGATCTGCTGACGGATCACGATGCGCGCGATGTCGCTGATGATCGAATCGACCAGGCTCTTGAAGTCCAGTTTGCCGGTCTTCACGAAGTTGACCAGCGCGTCTTCCATGCCGCCGAAGGCGTTCTTCACCGCGTCCTCGGTCTGCTTGAAAACGTTCGCCGCCTCATCGGCGTAGTTGCGCGCACCTTCCGAGGCGCCCAGGCTGAAGGCCTTCTGCCGGGCGTCGAGCTCGGCGTAGTAGTCCCGGTAGCTGTCGATCGACTTCTTTTGGAACTCGTTGATCAGGTCGAGCTCGCGCTTGTAGTCCTCCTCACGGCCGGCGAACTTCCCATTGCGGCGGTCACGCTCCAGGTTCTGGCGCTTCTGCTCGTAGGTCTGCTCGATCTGGTTCACCGCCGAGTTGAAATCGCGCTGCTTGGTGCCCTGCCCCATGCCGGCCAGCTCGATCTCGCGTGCCCGGTTGGTGACATCGAGGAACGACTGGGCCGCGGCGCGTGCATCCTCCATCGAGGTCGTCAGCTTCTTCGTGGAGGCCTCGGCCTCAATGTTCAGCGTCGTCAGCTGCGTAGCGGTCTCGGCGCGGCTCTTGCGCAGCTCGGCTTCGGCGTCGTTCAGCTTACGCTGGTTGTCGATCGCGTCCTTGCCCGTCAGCGTGGCCTGCTCGCGCTTCAGCCGGTCGATGCTCGCCTGCAGACCAGCGTCCTCGACCTCGCCCGTCGCGATGATGATCTGGCGCTTCTTCTCGTAGTAGTCGGCATCGCTGATCAGGCTGGCTGCGCGCTTGGCGGAAAGGATCTTCTCGTCGTTGTCGAAGGCGGTGGCCAGCAACGCCGTGTTCTTCTTCATGTCTTCGAGGTCCTGCGCCAGCTGGGCCTTGGCCTCCTGCGCGGCGCTGTTGTCCTTGTGGCCCTTCGTCCCTTTCGGCTCCTTGAACTCGCCCACGGTCGGCTTCGGCGGCTCACGCAGGAATCGGCGCGATACGGCATCCGAGGTGTCGCCCACGTCGGTCAGGGCGTCGCGCTGCTGGATAGCCTTCAGGTACGTGTACTGCTTGCGGCTGTTGGCCAGCGCTTCGTCGATCGCCCGGGTATCCGAGCCAGCGCGCTGGTAACGGGCACGGTCGCCCTCCAGACCTTCGATTTCCGAGCGCAGGGCCTTCAGGTTGCCGGCTTGGTCGCGGAATGGGTTGATGGTGCCGAACGTCAGCAGCGCATCGAGAAAGCCGCCGGCGACCTTGCGGCCGATGGTGAACTCCTCGATCACGCGCGAGATGCCCGGAAGCAAGTCGGACAACAGGGCCCGCTTCGCGTCGAGGGAGTTCTTCTGGAGATCGAACAGCTGCTTGTTGAACTTCTCGGCGGCGGCGGTCTGCTCGTCCGTCACGGTGCCCACCAGCTTCGTCTTCTCGGCCAGGTCGTTCAGGAATGGCGCCGCGTCCTTGATCGACTTGCCGAACAGCTCCTGCACGAGCCGGGCCTTGTTACCGTCGTCGGCGAAGCCCGAGAGCGCCACGGCGGTCTGGCGCAGCGCCTCAGCCGGGTCTTCCTTGCGCAACTCCGCGGCATCGAGCCCGATGGCCTGGAGCGCCTGCGAGACGCCGTTCTTACCGTCGGCCTCCTTCAGCGCGCTGTTGAACTTGACCAGGATGCCTGACACGTTCTCCAGCGTGGTGCCGGTACGCAGCGCAACATCCTCCAGCGCGCTGATGTTCTCGATGCTGGCGCCCGTAGCGTCCTTCACGTCATTCAGCGCATCCAGCCCGTCGATGACGTTCCTGGCCATGGCCAGCGCAGCCACGCCGGCCGCACTGAGCGCGAGGCCAATGGCGGCGCCGGCCTTGGTCACGGCCGCGTCGATCTCCTTCGCTCGCTTCTCGGCCAGCTTGGCGGATCGGTTCATGTCCGTTTCGAACGAACCGGTGCGCGCCAGCAGATCGACGGTGATGGTGCCAATGCTCATTCAGATTTCCTCGGGGGTGGCCGAATCCTGGCGGCCTTGAACAGATCAAGGTCCGCGGAGGTGTAGCCGTCGGTCGGCGGTGGCTGAAGGAACTCGAGAAGGTCCTCGAAAGGCTGCCCCGCCATGCTGTGGGCGATCAGGGCCGCTGGCCGGTGGTATCGGTGCTGGTCGTCGAAGGGGTTGCTTCGGTAGAACACGACCCATCGCTCGAACTCTCCGAGGGAGATGGCGTTTTTCCACTCTGCGACGGATCGGCCTCCGAGGGCGAGAGCGAGGACGTGCCAGAACCACTCTTCGCCCCCGGAGGCGATGCTTCCCCCTTGGTGCCGATGCCTCCCAGCGAGAGGACCACATCGAAGAGGCGGCTGCTCACGTTCGGCTTCATGTTCATCGCCTCTTCGACCGTGACTGCCGGCGAGCCGTCGGCTTCACACATGCTGGCCGCGATCATCCGGGAGATGCTGGCGGCCCGCACGTCTTCGTCCTTCGACGCTTCGGCGATCTGAAACTTGCGATATTCCGCCACCGGCAACTCGCGGAAGTGCAGCTCATGCTTGGACCCGTCGGCGAGTTCGACGGTACGCTTGTGGATCTCCGTCGAAACGAAGAAGGCGGCGTACTTGCTCATGCCGTCAGCAGGTCCCAGGTTACCGGGCCGCTGCGCTGCAGCGTGATGGTGCCCTTCCAGATGTCCTTCGCGCCGATGTCGATGGCAACGTCGGCCACGTAGGCATTGAAGACCGCGGAAACACGGCCGACCACGGGCTGCATGACCGAGGCCACGGCCGTCGGCGCGGTGGCTGCGTTGGAGCTGTAGATGCCCCAGGACACGGTTTCGCCGGAGGCCTTCAACGCCATCAGCGCCTCGTGGCTGATCTCGGACTTGTGCAGGTTGAACGGGATCGTCACCTGGCCGGGTGTGCCGAGGCCGCCGACGAACTCCTCGTCCTCGGTGTCGTCGAGGCAGGTCACATCGATCTGACCGCGCGCACCACCCAGGCCGCTGATGCCCGTGGGGCACACGATCTTGGTGACGGCGGTTGGTCCCGATGCGTAGTAGAGCTCGGTGCCCTGACTCTTGATGACAGGCTTGGTGGTTGCCATAGTTTTGCCTTTCGCAAAAAGGAAAGGCCGCTCAAGGCGGCCAAGGGTTGGGAAACGCGGGGCGCTATTCGCGCGAGAGGATGAAATCGAAGGCGAAGCCCATGCGGTAGCGCTTCGTCTCCAGGTTGCGGTCGTCGGCGTAGTAGCCCACGCAGTAGGCCTCCACCTCCAGGGCGGTGCGCACGGCCTTGGCCAGTTGCTCCACTTCGGCGTCGCCATCGGACCAGCAATCGACATGCACGCGGAACAGGTCCGCGTCTGCACCGTCGAACGTGTTCTCCACGTCGCCGGCGGGCACGCTCCAGGTGACATAAGGCCGAACGACGCCCTGCGGCGCGTCGCCATGGCGGTAGACGCGCACCGGGTCGGTCACCGGGTCCGTGCCCGCGCCGATCAGCACGGTGACGGCCGGCGAGGCCTTCAGCAGGTGCTGGATCCTCGGCAGCATTACTTCTTCGCCCCCTGCTCTGCCTTGCGGATCGCCTTCTGTAGGCCCTTGCCCATCTCTTCGACCACTGTGTTCAGCGCGGCCTCGCGCTTCTGCATGTAGGCCGGCGTCATCCAGGGTTCGGCGGGCTGCTTCTCGTCGCCGTACTCCAGCCAGCGGCCGGTCATCACGGCGGTCAGCGGCTTGCCGCCCTTCTTGTTGACGCGACCGCCCGGGTATTTACGGCCGCGCGCGATCACCACGCGGTAGCGCTCGGAGGCGCCGCTGCGCTGCGGGTTAGGGTCGCGGCGCACCACTACGGCCTTTTCCAGCGTCTGGGTGCTGGTGTAGCCCTCGGCCGCGGTGTCGCGCGTGACGGCGCGGATGTTCGCTTGCGCCTGTTTCTGGATCACGACCCCGCCCTTGCGTAGTGCCGGGGCGACGACGCCGCCGCGCTTGCTGACGATCTCTGCCGGCAGCTTCTTCATCTGGTCGAGCAGCCCGTCCAGGCCCTTCATGGTACGGGTGTCAGCCATTGCGGCCTCCGGTTTCGACCGCCAGGTCGATGAACTCGCCGCCCTGCTCGTCGAGCAGGACCGCGGTGATGTTGAAGAACGTGTCCTTGCCGCCCTTCGTGCGCACGACGCGCCAGGTATCCGCCACGTCGTCGCGCGCGCGGATGCGGATCGATGCCTTGGCGATGCTGGTCGGCGTGGCCGCCTTGATCGTCTCGGCGCCGTTGAGGTAGCGGATGTTCGCCCAGACCTTGGCCACCTCCACCCAAGTCTCCACCTGCGCTTCGGTGGTCTGGTCCTGCGCGACCACCTTGCGCTGCAGCGACACCCGGCGGTTGAGGGTTCCGGCTTCGAGCGTCATGCCAGCGCCGGAGTCCGCAGGTTGTATAAGAGCGCCGTGATCGGCCGCGGGAGGTAGCCGGTCTCGTACTCGTGGTTCTTGTCGTTGTCGCGGTCCTTGTACAGGTAGCCGACCATCAGCAGGACAGCCGCCTGCACCTCGTACAGCACCTGTGTGGTGTAGACCGGCTTCCCGTCGCCATCGAGCACTGGCTTTCCATCGCTGTCCAGCTCAGGCTGGAAGTGCTTGGCGCCCTTGAGATAGTTGAGCACCGCGCCCGAGGCGGCGTGGATTTTCAGCGTCAGGTCCACGTCGTCATCGTCGCCGTCGCGGCGCAGGTGTTCGGAGGCTTGCTCCAGGGTCACGAGCATGGTCACAGCTGCACCGCCTTTCCGGCGTCGCGGCCGCGCTTCACCGCCAAGCGCCAGCCATTGCAGCCAGGCTCGCCGGGCTTGCCGACGGGCCCATCCTTCTGCGCGATGAAGAACGAGCCACCCCAAGTCACGCCGTCGCCGGCCTCGTAGACATCCTCGGCGCGGAAGACACCCTTGTCCACCAGCGCGGCCACCTTGATCGACTTCGACACCTCGGCGCCGCTCGACGTGCGCGCGACCAGGGTGAACTCGCGCCCGCCAGACTGATCGATGCGCAGTTCGGCGATGCCTTCGACGACGCACTCCCAGCCGTGCAGGCCTTTCGTGGCCTCGAACGCCCGCCACATCCCGCCTGCATGCCGTGCATAGGTGCCGCGCGCGTAGGACTTCGCGAGATCGATCTCTGGCAAGAGTTCGATCTGCAGCGCATCTCTGCCGGCTTGGCCGTCGCGGCCGTCTTGGGCTGGAGGAATCGCAGCAACCGCAGCTGCAACCGCCTCGTCGATCATTTTCTTGACCTCTTCGACCGGCACGCTCTCGCCGTCCTTGGGCGCAGGGATCGCAGCGACAGCCTTGGCGACCTCATCCGTCACCATGGGCCCCAACTCTGCTGCCGTCACACTCCTGCCGGGCTCGCCATCCTTGGGACGCGGAATCGCAGAGAGCGATTTCTCGACCTCTTCCTCCACCATTCGCCGCACTTCCTCCGCTGGAAAGGTGCTTTCCGCCTTCGGCGCAGCAATCAGAGCAATGGCTTTCGCGACGACATCAGAGACCAGCGGCTCCAGGTCACCCACCGTCACGCTTGCACCGTCCGCCCCATCCTTTGCGGGAGGGAGTGCAGCTACAGCATCGGCCACCATCCGCTCTACTTCGTCCACTGGGAAGTCTTTGCCGTCTTTGGCGGGCGGCAGCGCATCGACGGCCTTCTTGACGGTCTGCTCGATATGGGGCGCCAGCGACTCCGGCACGCCCTTGATCACCGAATCGATGTCATCCAGCCGTCTTGCCAATGGCGCCACCGCAGCTTTCACGGACTGGATCACGATGTCGGCCAAGGCTTTCAGATCGGCTCGCATGCCAGCTCCTTTGCGATGTAGTCGGCCAGCTCGCGCTGCTCTTCGTCCGTGATGTCGCCATCGTCCGCGGGAGGCTGTGACTCAGGTTCAGCAGGTGCGGCAACCGGTGCTGGAGGCGCTGGCGGTGCGATCTTGTTCAGCCGGACCTGGTCCAGCGGGAAGTCCTGCTGTTGCATGTAGACCGTATCGCCTCCGGTCAACGGGGGCAGGTT